GATTACTAAGCTTAAATTTGATGTTGTGTTAGAAATTCTTACAACTAAAATGGAAGAAGCTGATGCTGTTGCTAATGCAAGAGAAGCTAAAGAGCATAATGCTCGTATTGATGCTTTAATTGCTGACAAACAAGACGAAGAGTTGAAAGGTAAATCTATCAAGGAACTTGAAAAGATGAGAAAATAGAGTACAAAGGGGGAGCCGAAAACCTTTAATAGAGTAGGCAAATTTATTAAAACAAATAAGAATGAAGAGGATTAAATTTTTAATATCAATTATTTTAATGGCAGTAGTATTCATGTCATGTGAAAAAGAAGAAGTGACCGTACCAACAGAGTTAGTAACTTTCAAGTTAAATGTTGCTGAGTTTAGTAGCTCCCAACATGGCATGAAGAGTGCAGAGTTAGAATATACTGACTTTGAGCATAAGTATAAAGGTGCTGATATAACTTTTATTAGCTCAGAGGGTAAAGAATGGCAATTTACTACTACTACTGATTTAGAGAGCTTTAGTATTTCATTACCAGTAGGTACATATACTGTAAGTGGTGAGAGTACTATACCATCTAGGTATGGGGAAAAAGATGCTTCTTACACTATATCAAATCAAGATATAATTATAACAACTGGAGTTGAAAAAGTAAACATAACCATAACTTCTACTTGTGCTCTAATATTGGTTAAAGATGAAAAAGACCTACTCTCTACTAGTAGGATTTATTATGGACAAGCTTATCCATTATGTATAGAAAATAGTTTTAAATATACTTATGTAAGACCTTATGGGACTATTGAATTACAATTATATAAAAAGACCGGAGAAAGCTTTAAAATGGAGACTAATAAAATGGAAATAGGTTATATTTATTATATAGTTGTTACTGATGAAATAATTTCAGGTGTAACTCTAACAAATGACTTCAAATCTATTTGAAATTGGAAGAAAGTTGCCTCAAGCAAACGAGACGCGAGGCTTAATAATGATGAACACGATGTGCTGTTAGAACGTTAAATACCTTCTCAGGTTTGCACCCCGTACGCACAATGTCATTAACTTTCTTCCTTATGGTGTATAGTTTAATTAGTTAAAATGGTAGTTTAGACTACTAGATGGGAGTGCAAGTCTCCCTGCACCACTAAAGTACTAACTCTAGAAGTGCTTAGGTATATTGGATAAAACCTCACTTTACGAAGTGAGTGATGAGGGTTCGATTTCCCTCAGTACCTACAAAGGATTAGGGTCCGCCAATAAAAGATACCCAAACAAGTAAACATTTATTATATGAGTGGTTTAGATTTAGGGTTTCTCGGAGACCTATCAATTACCCCTGCCGAGGAGTTTGCAAAGAAGAAAGTAACAACTTCAACTTCTGCTATTCCAATTGACGGAGATTTTAGAATGCACCGTAATGGTACAATCTCTTTCTCTGATGATTTCAAAGCAAAAGTGGGAGAGAAGTGGTTAGACTTTGTGTTTAGTAAAGAATGGTTACAATTTCCGAAAACAGCTCCATCTATTGCTTTCATTAACATTAACCATGAAGAGAAACCAGCTAAAGCTGATGTTAAGAAAGAAGGCTCTTCTGTTTACGTTAAAGAGAGATTCTTAGGCTTAGCTTCAGAGCTATGGGGAATTAATTGGGAAATGCGTAGCTTCATTGACTTCAAGGTAGAAGACCAAGAAGTTACAGTACCAATAGCTTTATTACCTAAGGTAGTACAGCGTGGAGCTGAGAAAGGCACTGCAGACTATGTTAAGCGTGAGAGCTGTGTGCTAATGCCTATTACTCCTTCTTTAACTGAAGAGGACTATGCTGACATGGCTCAAGGTTCACAGGACTTAGACCCATCTGCTGATATGGCCTCTGAAGAGGCTGTAGAAGCAAATGACACTACCCCTGCAGAAGATACTACTGCACCTGAAAACCCATTTGAAGGAGCTGAAGCATAATGAAGCTTCGTATTTTCACAAGAAGTGGTGGTGAGCTTAAGACTTATTTTAAGTTCGCCACTACTAACTTTCAAGCTTTCTTAGACTGGATACCTCTCAATGAGTATGTAGCTCACGATTTAGAGACTACATACACTGATAGGTTATTTAGTAGGAAAATAATTACTGCTGCGTTCTATTATGAGGACGTAACATGGGTGTTATTCATTGAAGAGCTAAATGCCGAAGAAATGAGTAAGCTTATCGAAGTTATGAAGGTAGGTAAATTCATTATTCAAGGCGCTAAGTTTGAGATTAAGGAGTGGAAGAAGTATGGTGTTCAGTTAGAGAGATTCTATGACACTTTACTTGCAGAAAAGCTAATTCAAATGGGATTAGACTTTGCTAAGAATGATTTAGCCAGTATATTAAAGAAGTATATCGGCATAGAGATTAGCAAAGAGCTACAAACTTCCTTTGTGAAGTGTTCTGAAGTTAGTGATGAACAGTTAAAGTATGCCGTTATAGATGTTATTCATTTACACAAGGTAAAGCAGCTCCAAGAAGAGCACATGGCTTCACATGATAGAGAACTTCAAAAGTCTTTTAGTGTAAAGAAAAACCGGGGGCTTAAAAAGACTCACTTCTGGAATCAGCAGTTCATTAAAGTGATAGCTGATATGGAGTATAAGGGAGTTTTGCTTAATGTACCTGAATGGAAAAAGCTATATGATAAAGCTCTTCCATTGGTAGCTAAAGCAGAGAAAGAACTCAATGAGATAGTCTATCGAGACTTCTATAAGAGAGCAGTAGCGGAAGGATATGTTTACGCAGAAGATACATTTCATCCTAAGTTATTTACTTCATCAGCAAGGAAAGCTAAGCTGCTGCAGATACTATACCCAGGTATAGAGAAAACAGCAGAGGTGGAACTTAAGAAGTATTTAATGGAGAATGACCCTGATTGGCCGGAAGGTTTAAAGCCTACAAGCAAATCCGTTGGGAAGTATCTTATGTTTTTAAATAAGAACAACACTACTTATATCCCACTAAAGCTTTTATTGCTTAGACGCACTGAAGATGTTAAGAAACTGTTCCTGCTTAATTTTAGGGATAAGCTTATAGAGCTAGAGTTATTAACACCTAAAGATACTGTGTCGATTAAGTGGTCATCACCTGTGCAACGTATTGCTATATTTCATTGGATAGCTCCGGAATTGGAGTCTACTCAAAAGGAGTATTTAGAGGAAGTTGCCTATAAGCATAATTTACTTTCATATTACTTAGAGCACTACCAAAAGTATATCGGTATGGTAACTAAGTTTGGTATGAATTACTTAGAGCATATAGAGGAAGATGGAAGGCTTAGAACTAATATTAATCCTATCATAAATACCGGTAGGATGAGTAGCAGTAAACCAAACTTACTTAATATTATTAATGATGCGGACTACCGTGCATGCTTTGTTCCTGCACAAGGAAGTAGCTATGTTATGACAGACTACCAATCGGAAGAGCTGTTGCTTGTAGCTGCATTTGCTAATGAGCCTTTATGGCTTGATGCTATGAAAGCAGGGCATGATTTACATAGTATTAATGCTTCAAAGATATTAGAGAGTAAATGGAAAATGGCTGAACTTGAAGACTGTAATTTTGCTAAGACTAAAGGTAAATGCTCCTGTCCGGAACATAAAACTCTTAGGTCACATAGTAAAACATTATCATTCGGTTAAATAAATTAGCCTCCCTAATAGAAATATTAGGTTAGAACAGAGTGTGAATTCGGTGGAACCCCATTAAGTGTGGGCAATACCGAGCTATACTTTACAGAAATGTAAAGAGAAGTGTAACGACTAACGTATGGAGCCTAAACATTAACGATGTAGGTAGTAAAACGACACGAGCGCACTCCATCTAAACAGATAATGCTGTAGATGAAGATATAGTCTGGACTGCATGGTAACATGTAGAAGTAAGGGATAAAGAGCCTTTACGGTAACAAAATCGAGTTTATATGGTATGAGTAAATTTGGAATGGCATTTAAGCTTAAGGTTAGTGAGAATGAAGCTGACATAATGCTTAAAGGATTCTTTAAAGCTGTGCCACGTATTGATAAGTTTTTAAAGGGTATGTCACGCTTTGCATTGAATCACCTGTATTCACCTGAGCTTGTATTGGGTGCTTGTAGGTTTGTAGATAAGAAGAAGATATATTACGATAAAGGCTCTGTTATGCGAACATCAGCTAACTTCGCTAAAATTGAATGGCGAAGTAAAATACCGTTAATTGTCTGGAAACCCCTACGGCGTGTAGGGCAATCAGCAGCCATGCTTGCACTGAGAAGTGCTTGAGAGGTTCAACGACTAGGAGACGAGAGACTAATTGTATATTAGAGTCAGTATTTCTCCCACGAAAGCGGTAATTATTAATAAAATTATTAATAATAAGATATAGTCTGAACTGTACGTATATATAAAGGTACAGAAGTGTAGGATAAAGAGCCTACACGGTAACATAAATTTGATTCAAGGTGCAGGAGCATCTATACTTAAAATTGCTACTGTACTTGCATGGAGACATGCTAAACAGATGGGGCACAACGCTACTATAGTAATAACTCCTTATGATGAAGCTGTATTGGAGGTAGATGATGAACATGCTGAATATTGGAAAGTTAAATTACAGTACTACATGGAACTTGCCGGAAGGCTTGCATTAGGCTCTGACTTACTAAAGACCGACCCATGTATTATAGGGAAATACTGGATACATTAAAATTTAAAGTATGTATTATATAGCACAAACTAATGAAAGGGGCGTAACTACCTTCTTAGTAGATAAGGAGAAGATAAGCCACAAATGGTGGACGCTTAAATTAGACCAAGCGTTTGCTATGGATTCTATTAAGTTAGCTAAGAGAACTTTGTCACGATTCAAGGGCGGAAATATTACAGTCGTAGCAGAGGAAGGAGCTAAATTTTTAGAAGAGATTAATTTAACGGAGGTGTAATGGATAGAAACCAATTACAAAGAGATATAGTCGATGCATTTTGCGACTTAACACCGCAAAGGGGGTTGGCTGTGCTTGCAACCGGAACAGGTAAAGCAAGAATATCTCTTATGATTATTAAAAAGCTTAATCCAAAGAAGGTTCTATTTCTTACAGATAGTACTATCAATAGAGATGTAACTATCAAAGAGGAGTTCATTAAATGGAAGATGAAAACCTTTTTAAAGAGAACAGAATTCGCTACATACCAATTGGCTTATAAATGGAGAAAAGAGGATAAAGATTTATCTAAATATCTTATTATAGCTGATGAGTGTGATTTTGCTTTTACCGATAAGTACGGGGCATTCTTTAAAGAGTATGCAGACGTACCTACACTTGCAATGACAGGGTTTATTACCGATGAAAAGTTCAGGCTGTTTAAGCACCTGTTCCCAAGATTTGTTAATATACCGGCACAAGAGATGCAAGATAATAATGTACTAAATAAGGTTAAGTTTGTCTTCATAAAGTATGCTTTAAGTAAGCGTATTAGTAGGAAGGTAGAGTACTCTAAGTTTGGTAAGAAGTTATCTTTTCTTAGTTCTGAGAATGCTGTGTATATGCATTTTATAGAGCAGGAAGAAAAGGCTACTACAGCTCTGATGGCAGCAATAGCCGAAGGAGACCCTGTTAAAATAGCAAAGCAGACAAGAGTACTTGAGGAGTTTATACCAAGCAATAGAGCAGAGTTTTTATACTCATTAGAGTCTTCTGTTGATATGGCTAAATCTCTTATAGTACAGATAGGAGAAGAGAACGATACCAATAAGGTTATCACTTTTTCTGAAAGAACTGTACAAGCCGATAAGTTATCCCAATGGGTATATCACGGAAAAGTACATAAGGACACAGCAGAGGAGAATTTTACCAAGTTTAATGAAGGTAAGATACGCTCATTGGCTACATGTTCTAAGGTAAATCGTGGTGTTAATGTTGAGAAACTTAACTATGGCATACTTGAAAGTTATAACAGTAGTATTACAGAGTTAGTGCAACGAGTTGGTAGACTTATGCGTTTAAATGTAGATGAAGAAGGTACATTGTATATTCTTGTACCTTACTATATTAAAAATGGAGAAGCTTACCCTACAAGAGCTGTTAATTGGATTAGGAAGATGTATCATCTACTAACCAAAGATAACTATAAGACAATCAATTATTGTGGAACTAATAAAATACATAAATGATTTATACTAAAGATGAATTGATTGTATTGTTTGAGAACTCTAACGTAATAGTTAAAGTTGAGGGGGGATACGTTGTAAATAGCGTGTTCCAAAAGGCTGTTAAAGCCAAAGCTAAAAGCAGACATTGTATTAACTATCCAAGTAATCTTATTGGGTTAAGTGATATGTTAGTCTATACTAAGATTATTGAAGAAGCACGTATTCCTCTTATGTATAAAGGGGATATATCTTATTTTGTTAGGACTCAAACTAAAGAGTCTGTAAAGATACTTAAGAACTTACTCAATGACCCTGAGATAGACTATTCCATATTTATTAACAAGACAAGAGCATTTTACGAGTCTGCTACTGCTGTACCGGGGTTCGCTAAATACTTAGTTGAAAACACATGGAAGATAATATATGACGCAAAAGAAGAGTTCTCAGGAGCATCAAACAGGAAAGGGGTTATCTAAACCGATTACGAAAGAGTCGGATAGAGAACTATTTAATCCTGTCGAAGGTACTATAGGTGGAAAACTTACCTATATAAAGAATCCTTTAGACAGGCTAGATAAGGTGTTTAACTTTTATCGTGAGCAATACATGGTATTAGGTTCAAATACTTCTGTTGGTAAGACAGCATTATTAGACCATTTTATACTTTCAATTATTAGGGATTACCCTAAAGATATGCACTTTGAGGTGCTATATTATTCTATGGAAAGAAAGAAGAAGTTTAAGTATGCTAAGTGGGTATCATGGAATATGAAAGATGTTTCTGATATGCGTATATCATCAGATACTATACTTAATAGAAATGGTAAGCTTACAGATAAGCAACTAGTTCATATTAAAACTGCACATGGGGATTGGCTTGATAATGTTCTACAGTATGTAGATATTAGAGAAGGAAGGAAAACCGTAAAGCAGATTGAGTATGATATAGAACGTGTGGCAAAAAGGTTAGGTACTCATTTTAGTGCCGATGATGCTCATATATACCAAAATGGTAAGATTATAGGAGCTCTGAATACCAATCAGTATATAAATACCAAATATGGCAAGAGACTATTTACACGGTTTGATTTTAAAGGGAAGACTTATACTCTATACCAAAATGATAACATGTATGTTACTCCTAAACCTACTATAGTGTTTATAATAATTGACCACATAGGTAAAATACCGATTGAGGGAAGTAAGAAGGCTACTTTGGATAGGCTTGATGAAGTATTGTCAAGTGCCAGAGATAAGTATTCTTTCTCACCTATAGCTGTGTCACAGTTTAATCGTGGTATTGGTTCTACCGATAGGCAGAAGCTTCATAAAGGGGATTTATCTCCTACTCTTGAGGACTTTAAAGATACCGGTAACCTTATAGAATCTGCAGATTTAGTTCTAAGTTTATTTGACCCTGCAAGGTATAAATCATGGAATGCAGCCGGAGAGTATGATGGCTACCAGATACGTGATAATACCATAACACCGTTGGGACAACAAAGAGCAAGAGCTTTATTTGTACTTAAGAATTCATTTGGTATGTCTGATACTAGAACCATGCTTAGATTTACAGGGGAAAGTGCTTACTTTGAAAGTATGCCATCCTATAATGATACAGCTAAACTCACTCAGATGTACAATGAGATTGCTAAGGGTAAATAACTAACAATAGAAATATGGCAGAAATAAAGAAGTTTGCAATCCCGGGTAAACCGGAACCACCTAAAAGGACAGAACCAAGAAGTATAATTATATACTCTGCTCCTAAGATAGGTAAGACCGCAATCACTGCTCAACTTCCTGACTCACTACTTGTAGAACATGAGACAGGGGGAGCTGATGCAGTAAGTGCAAGGTGTATTGAAGTGTTTAATCCGAATGATATTTTACCATTGTTAGCACAGGTTGCTACTGATGATACAATAGACACTTTGGTTATAGACACTATAACTAAGTGGGATAAATTAAATTAAAAAATATATAATGAAAATTATATACTACTTAACAGAAAAAGGTA